CTTACCCACTCTAGACTTAGACTTTGCAAACTCAAAAACATTAGATCCCAGAATTACATTCACTCGTTCTAGTGGTGGTTCTTATGTAGGTGCTGATGGATTAATTAAGTATGCTGGAGTGAATGAAGCAAGATTTGATCACGATCCTGTAACTGGCGAAAGCCTGGGGCTGTTGGTGGAGGGGGCGAGGACGAATTTGCAAGTATGGAGCGAGGATTTCAGGAATACTGCAGATGCTGGCGCAACACGGCCTTGGACGTATAACACCTCAACTGTAACCGCTGACAACACAACCGCTCCAAATGGTATTAACACCGCCGATTTAATTGCGGGCGCAGCAGGAACTGCCAACAAATTTCTGTTAAACAACGTCTCAGCTTCCGCCACAGGTTTTTATACATTTTCAATCTATTTGAAACAAGGCACAGAGCAATTTGTTGTCGTTCGATTGACTGACGGATCCACAAATGGCGTGCGAGCGCGATTCAGTTTAACGGATGGCACCAGCGTAATTACTAACGAAGGGACGGCTACAGGTCAAGCCGCAGTTGCCACAGCGGTCGGTAATGGGTGGTTTCGCTGTTCAGTGTCATGCAGTGTTTTGGCGCTCCCCTTCTCTGTAATGCAGCCCCAGCTTTGGTTAAATAAGTTTGCAAGCACGTCCCTGACAACCAATTACTTTGCATGGGGCGCCCAACTGGAAGCCGGAGCCTTCCCCACCAGCTACATCCCCACCACCACCGCCGCAGCCACCCGCAGCGCGGACGTTGCCAGCATCACGGGCAGTGCGTTTAGTTCGTGGTACTCGCAAAGTGGATGGACATTATTCAGTGATTCTACAATTATTGCTTCGCAAATAAAAACGCAAATAGCCTGGGAACTCGGCGGTGGTTCATATGCAAGCAGTCTGAGGCAGCCGCAATCAACGTCAAATCAATTTAGAGCATTGGTAGCGGGAGTATTTTCTACAGCGCCTGGCACTGGGGCAAACCTGACTACTGGCGTATCTCAAGCAGCCGTAGCTTTTTCGGATTTAACAGGAAGGCTGCAAGTTGGAACGGCAGGCGTTGACATTACTGTTACCAATACACCCGACCCAAACGTACTGAACATCGGGTCCAGTGGAGGCGGTACCCAACTTAACGGCACCATCCGCCGCCTCACCTACTGGCCTAAAAGACTTCCAAACTCTCAACTACAAGCACTTACAAGATAGACACTTCACATCATAAATACTCAAAAACAATCATACTATGTACTCAGATTATTTCCTAAAATTTTCTTCCAAAGAAGAAGCAATTCAAGTGTTCTCAACAATTCCAGAACACACTTATACACCCTATAATCCAGAAACCAATGAACCATTGAATACATTAGAAATCACGACTCAAACTGAAACCTTTGCAATCGATGAGGTTGGAGTTCTTTATGAAGATGATGGAGTTTATGAAACGAATTCAGAAACTGGAGAAATTACTGTAGTCACTTCACCAACTCAAATAAGTGGATATCATTATAACTACAGAACAGTTTATGGAAACAAGCCACCAATTCCACTTCCTGTAGAATTAGAACCTTATCAAGTGACTCCTCCAAATCCACAAAGAACGTTCCTATAAATAATTAATAAAAGAGGTGTTATAAAGTGGCTAGTTTAATTGGCACGGGGATTAACCAAATTAGTGTTAATGGAATGCTTGGTGAAATGGCATTTCAAAATACTTCAGGAATTACAGTAAGAAGTATTCAATCTCCTGTAGGTTTTGGTACAACTGTAACTAGTGCTGGATTTTCAACTACAGGAACTGTAAATGAATATACAAATCTTACTCTTCAACCAATCACAGGAAACGTAGTTATAGGTTCTGGAAGTTCATTGGCAACAACTGCAACAAATGGATTTTTATGTATTCCCACTTGTTCTGGACCTCCAACAGTAGGACCATCTACTAATCCATCAAATCCAGCAATTCCGATTGGAACTGTTCCTTTGATTTATGATACCTTAAATAATCGTCTTTATATCAGAACTCCTGCTGGTTCTTGGCGTTATTCAATTACTACGGGTTGATATATTGTGTCAGTAGATAATTTTCTTCTCTCTGCAAGTGCAACTGATTTAAACTATCCAGAAATTAGACCATCTTTGGATTTAAACTTTGCCAGAACAAAAACATTAGATCCCAGAATTACATTCACTCGTTCTAGTGGTGGGTCTTATGTGGGTGCTGATGGATTAATTAAGTATGCTGGAGTAAATGAAGCAAGATTTGATCATAATCCTGTAACTGGTGAAAGCTTAGGGTTGTTGATTGAGGGGGGTAGGACTAATTTAATTTTGCGCAGCACCACATTATCTTCTCATGGCACATCTCTTTACGCAACTCGTACTCTTACATCTGAAACAACATCACCCGATGGAACTTTTAATGCATATAAAATTATTGGTAACTCTGGATCAACATTGAGACAATCTTTAAATTCTAATACATTTACAATGAATGCAAATACATCATATACTATTTCTGTTTTTTTAAAGGGAACTGCATCCAGAAGATATGCAACTCTATGGTTTGATAATACTTCACCAGGTAATGCTCCAGTTGAAGGTGTATTTTATGGCGCATCTTCTTTTATTGATTTATTAACAGGAACAAGTAGCAATCCTTCTATTACAAAAATGATTCCATATGGAAATGGGTGGTATAGATGTTATGTAACAGCAACTGTAGGAGCATCCAATCTTACAAATGTAGTTCTTCAAGTGTCTATTGGTAATCCAAATAATTTTTTAGATACTGAAAGTCCAAATATATACAAAAATGTTGGCGATGGAAGTTCTGGAATTTATTATTGGGGACCTCAACTAGAAGTCGGAGCCTTCCCCACCAGCTACATTCCCACACAAGCATCCACAGTCACAAGATTTGCGGACGTTGCCAGAATTGAGGGGGCGAACTTCAGCTCCTGGTATCGGCAGGATGAGGGGACGGTGTTTGCGGAAGCAACAAGTAATCAGTTGCACGGCGGCACTAACCAATTCCCGCGAATAGCTAGCCTGTCTGACGGCACGACTGCTACACGCATTGACTTGTTTTATCGGGTTCTTTCAGCTTATACAGATGCGGGATATAGCGTTGCTAATAGCAACGTCATCCAAGCTAGCTTTGACACAAACAGGCAATCCAATGGCACTCGACTTTCTGTTGGCTACCAAATAAATAACTTTGCGTTTGTGCAAGCCGGTAGCATTCTTAGCGGGGCAACGGATAATTCAGGAACCGTTCCTGTGGTCAATCAATTAAGCATTGGCCGCCGCAGTGGTACAGATTTTCTGTTGACTGGCACCATAAAACGCATCACCTACTGGCCTAAAAGACTTCCAAACTCTCAACTACAAGCACTTACAAGATAGACACTCTTCAAACTGTCCTTAAGTTCATTAATTTCTCTTCAAGAATGCTATGATACTAGCATACTCTTCAGTACTTGACAAGTCTTCTAAATTTGATTAGAGTACCTTTGTTGGGGATGAAGAGAAAGTTCTAATTACTTAAAGTAACTTAAAGACACATTATGAAGCCTAAAGCACAGTTTATTACTATTCAACCAAAGACAGAAGAAGCAAAGGAGTTGTTTAATACTGATATGAGACAACTTCATTCGTGTAAGGTACTAAAAAAGGAAAATAATCAGATTCTTTTGAATCCAATTGCAGGTAATCTAAAGTTTTGGATGAAAGAGCAGGATGATAAGAATTGGATGATTATTAAGTAATGAACTACCGCGACACTAAAGATGTCGCGGTTTCAGCATTCATAGACTCTTCTATTGAAGACACCTCCTGCTGTTTTTGTTTAACGTCCGACTCGGTTCCCGAACCAGACAAAATATTTAATCCTTTTTTAACTGATTCTGTTCCCAGTTGTCCTGTTATAATTTCAAAGAATAAATGAGTACTTATTATTACACACTTTTTATTATTTTTACTGTCATTGTAACGATGATGATTTTAGATCATAATGTTTCAGAATACATTAATCTATTATTCAAAATTTTAAAAGTAAATATTGAGAGATTTATTTGGATGATTAGATTTCATCCAAATAATTTTATTACGACGTATTTACAAAATCGTAAATATGATAAGATTGCAAGAGAATTAGAAAAGGAGATTCAGGATGAAATTGAAATGGAACGTAAATCCAGAGAATTCAACCACAATAGCAAGACTATTGAGTGAATTAGAGGGTGCTTCATATATTTTAGATTGTCTAGATGATGAAGAGGCATATAACTACATTACTGAATTAAAGAAAAAATACTATAAAAAATATTTTAATAGAAAAAATTAAAAAACAATAATCTAATGATAAATAATAATATCTGTTAAGACGGCAATCTCTACAGATAAGATTAGGTGCTCTTTGGGGCACCTTTTCTTATATAAATAATAATGCCGTCTTAATAGAATACAAATGACTTCACAAAGTCCAAGAATATATACATATAAGATTACCTTTGAAGAGGTTCCTTATTACTATTATGGTAGTAAGAAAGAAAAATATTTTGATGAAGAATATTGGGGTTCTCCCGTAACAAACAAATGGTGTTGGGAGTTTTATACTCTAAAGAAGCAGATATTAGAATTATTTGATTATACTGATGAAGGATATATTAAAGCCCAGGAAGTTGAAGGTAGATTAATTAAACATGTTTATAATACTGATAAGTGGTGCTTAAATGCAAATTGTTTAGGTGTTTTTTCTATAGAGCAAAAAAGAAAAGCAGGTAAAATAGGTGGTAAAATTGGAGGTAAGATAGTGGGATTAAATCATAAGGAAAATAAAACATCAATATTTTCTTTAACTCCAGAACAAAGAAAAGAAAATAGTAGAAAAGGAGGAAATACTTGTAAAAAATTAAAACTTGGTATATGTGGAATGAGTAAAGACCAAATAAAAGAAAATGTAAAAAAATCCCACGAAACTCAAAGAAAAAATAATTCTGGTTTTTTTGGGATGAGTAAAGAAGAAAAAAGTTTGGCAGGTAAAATTGGCGGTTCTAAAGGTGGAAAAAACGCACAAAAAACACTTAAAAATAAAAAACTTGGTATTTATGGATTAACTAATAACGAAAGAGTAAAAAATGGTAAAAAGGGTGGAAAAAAAAGCGCACAACAAAAATGGATGTGTTTAGAAACTAATTATATTACAAATGCAGGACCACTTACTCTTTATCAAAAACATAGAGGTATAGACACTTCAAAGAGAATTAGATTAGAATAAATATTAAAAATAGGAAAATTTTTATGTTGTCTCATAATTATAGAATGAAATTAGAAAATATTTGTGATAACATTGCAAATGGAGAACACGTAGAACTAAGTGAGATTATATGGGCAGAGAAACTTTCTCAACATAATAGATCTGCAAATACGATGCTTCGTCAGGCACGTAGAAAAGCACAAAATCCTGATATGCAAGAAGGAGATATGGATGATTTTCTAAATCAATTAGACCTTGGAAGTCCAGATCCTACAGATCATAAATCTGGATTTACGAGTGCAGATGAAATTGTAGATTTCTTTAAGAGAGATGAAGATGGTGATGTGTGGAGAAGAAGAGATTAGTCGCTGAGTTGACATTCAAAAATTGATATGATATGATGATAATGTCTTCACTTCTTTGTAGCTTTGAGATGTGAAGTCCCGTCTAGTGGTGTGGACGGATTTTTTGGTGGAACACGAGGGGTCTTCGGACTCCTTTTTTTCTGTTATAAATACCTATACCTGTGGTCTGCAAACTTACAGGAGGAGGGTGAAAGTCCCTCCTTTATCTTATAAATAGGTATGCAGACCATAGAGTAGAATTATGAATTATCTAAAGGCTTATTGTAATCTTATAAGGAAAGCAGAACATAGAGTTCCACCTGAAGGTTATATAGAAAAACACCATATATTTCCTGTAAGCATTTATGGAAATAATAATAAAATTGTAGTGCTTACTGCAAGAGAACATTATATTTCTCACGCCTTATTGGAAAAAGCACTGATAAAAAGATATGGAATAAATGATGGCAGGACCAAAAAGATGATTACTGCTTTTTGGTGTATGAATAATCAAAAAACTAAAAATGAATATTTAAATTCTCATCTTTATGAATCATCAAGGATAAGATTTATTAATACAATAAAAGGAAGAAAACCTACCGAAGAAGAAGTGAGAAAAATGTCTGAAAAAAACAAATTGAGAGTTTGGTGGACTGATGGAGTAAATACAAAACATTCAAAAGATTGTCCTGGCGATGAATGGTATAGAGGCAGACCCAATATCAATATTGGACGAGTATGTAGTGACGAGACAAAACAAAAAATAGCAGAAAAAAATAGTGGTAGAAAATTAACAAAAGAACATAAAGAAATAATTTCTAAACAAGTATCACAAAGAAGATGGTGGAATAATGGAACTAAAGATAAACATTGTATTGATTGTCCTGGTGAAGGCTGGTTACTTGGTAGAGTATTCAATTCCAAGAGTAAAGTATATAAAACAAAAGAATTTAGAGAAAAAACTAGAAAAAATAATTTAGGTAAAATTGTTAGTGATGAAACTAGAAAAAAACAAAGTGAGGCAAGAAAAGGAAAACGATGGTGGACTGATGGAAAAAATAATATAATGAGTTTTGATTGCCCTGGTGATGACTGGAATATTGGGAGGACACTTAAAAAGGTGTCCTAGAAACTCCTTAAGAGCACCTGATGCGTGTTATGATACTAGGAGTTCAAAAGCACACCTTGTATGTCGGTTAATTTAGAAGTTAAAGGAATGCTGGCTAAATGCCTTGCGATGGAGAATTTGATTATTGAGCATAAAAAAGTTCAAACTGCTATGTTTGATGTTGATCGTAGAGTTCTCACTTTACCAACTTGGGACCGCGCAAGTGATGTAGTATACACGCTAATGTGTGCCCACGAGGTAGGCCACAGTCTCGCAACTCCCAATATTGATTGGACGAAAAAATACCCAGAAGTACCACACGATTTTGTGAATATTCTTGAGGATGCTCGTGTAGAACGTCTGATGAAGAAAAAATATCCTGGTTTGTCTCGGACTTTCTACAATGGATATCAAGAACTCAACAACGATGATTTCTTTTCAACCAAGGAAGAGAATCTGAATGAACTGACATTCATTGACCGTATTAATCTTTACTTTAAGATTGGGGCATTTCATAACATTGCTTTCTCTGATTTGGAGAATGAGTATGTAACTCGTGCTTCTCAGACTGAAACGTTCGATGAAGTTCTTCAACTTTCACAAGATATTGTAGATTTTGTGAAATACAAGCGTCAGAAAGTTGATAATCTTCCTACTCCCAATGGAAATGAGGATATGTCTGGTCCTGGTGGAGAAGAAGTAGAAACTCCTCAACAGAACTCTTCTGCTCAAGATGGAGAGAATGAGAATCAAAATAATCAGAATAAGACCGAACTTGAGCAGGATTCTCAGGGTCAATCTCAAACTGATGGTGAATCCTTTGGTGATGAGATGAGTAAGTCTGTGGAAGCACCAAGAGGAAATGATTTTGGTCAAGAAGCAAGTGATAATCACGGTAAGTCTGAAAAGGATGAACTGTCTTCAAAGACTTCTCGTTCCTTTGAAGAAAAATCAAAGGATTTGATAGATAAGAATGCTCAGGAAATTCATTATGTGGGACTTCCTGAGATGAATCTTGATACTATGATTATTCCAAATGACTTTATTCACACAAAAGCAAAGGAATTTTATCAGACTACTTCTGGTTGGGCTCGTGATATTTATGCAGAGTTGTGTAAGAATTATGCTTCTTACAAGAAATCTGCAGAAAAGGAAGTTTCTTATCTGGTAAAAGAGTTTGAGTGTAAGAAGTCTGCAGACCAATATGCACGCTCTAGCACGGCTCGCACGGGCGTTCTTGATACTTCTAAGCTTCATACCTATAAGTTCAACGAAGACCTCTTTAAGAAGGTTTCTGTGGTGCCTGACGGCAAGAATCACGGTCTGATTTTCATCTTTGACTGGTCTGGTTCAATGAGTGAATTTCTTCTGGATGCTTATAAGCAACTGTTGAATCTCATTTGGTTCTGCCGTAAGGTGAATATTCCCTTTGAGGTTTATGCTTTCACTTTGGATTGCAATTCTTATATTGAACTTCAGCAAAATCATCCTCCTGTGTTTAATAAAGTTGCTGATGTCATCGCACCAGAAAACTCTTTCCGTCTGATGAATTTGTTCACTAGCAAAACAAATAATCGTGTTCTTGAGGAACAACTCAAGACTATCTGGGCTGTGTGTGAATCTTATCAGAAACGTCGTGGTGCTGTTCCTCATCATCTGGATCTTTCTGGTTCTCCAATTGGTGAAAGTATCATTGCACTTCACTCTTTGATTCCTGATTTTCAGGCAAAGAATAAACTTCAGAAGGTGAATGTTATCTTTCTGACTGATGGAGAAGGATATCAGAATTCAGTGACGGTTGAACGAAAGGGTGCTTATTCTACTTCTCCAACTTATATTGGAAATACCAAATATACTCGCACTGCAATTCGTGATCGTAAGACTGGTCGGATTTATCCTGCATATGGATATGATAACTTTGCATCATATGCGAAGATTCTTCTTCAAACTGTGAAGGATAGATTTCCTACTGTAAATCTTGTGAACTTCCGAATCACTCCGAGTCGTGATTTTCAGTCTTGCTTCCGTTGGTATGGAAACAAAGGAGAAGATTATGAGAAACTGAAGGCTGAATTTAGAAAGAATTCTTCTGTTCAGTTCAAAGAGACTGGTTTCGATCAGTTCAATGTGGTTCTTGCATCTTCTCTTGCTCAGGATGAAGAGTTCTCTGTTCCCGAGAATGCAACAAAGTCTCAGATTAAATCATCATTTGTGAGGATGTTGGGTAAGAAGAAAACTAACAAGAAACTGCTCAGCAATTTTATTACTCTAGTTGCCTGACCACCTGGGGGAGTATTTAATACTCCCCTCTTACAAATAACTAAAAAGTATTTGTAAAATGGACGCTAAAGACATTCGCAATCTACAAGAAGCATATTTGGAAGTTTATCAAGAACAGCAACTTGATGAAGGACTCAAAAAGGCATTTATAAAAGCATATGGTAGAGCATATGCTACTGCGGGTGATGATTATGCGGATGAAGATGATTTTGAACGAGAAGCAAAAATTAGATCACATATTGAAAGAAGATATGGACCTGAAACTGCAAAACACGCAGATGAACATGGATATGTTCAAAGCACAGGAAGAAGATATGGAAGACCTGAACCAAGAATTCAACCAAATAGAAAGTTTAAGACTACAAAAGCAGGAAAAATGCCTAAAAATGCTCAAAAAGCATTTAAGAATGAGTTGATTCTTAATAAATCCGAAAGAGATAGTCCAACGATTGGTGGAGTACGTAAACCCAAACATTGGGGTAAAGTTGGTGGGGAAAAAGGACTTCCTGAACAAGTAGACCTCTACGATATCATCCTCTCACATCTTCTTGATGAAGGATATGCTGAAACACCAGAAGCAGCAGAAGCAATTATGGTGAATATGAGTGAAGATTGGAGAGAGAGTATTTGTGAAGGTTATAAAAAACTTCCTGTAGGTAAAATGATCAAGCAGGCTGCATATAAAGCTTACTATGCTTCAAAAGATGATGGAGATGAAAAAGTAGATAAGCAAGTTGCTAAAATGGCCAAGGTTGCAGATACTCATAATCCTAACAAGTCCAAAAGAAAAGAGGACGATAATAGAAGAGAAGGTGGTCGTAAAAGAGATGCAGGAAGACCTAGGAGCAATGAACTTCAGGATAATTGGTAAATAAATAGTCGAAGACCACTTCCCAAACCGTCCCAAGGTGCCCCCGAGGCACCTTTTTTTGTGCTATGATTACGAAGTAATCAAACAAACCGATGCCTAGCAAATCTAACATTATGATCGACCAAGCAATCTCTATTCTGAAAGAAAAGTTTGGCACAGAGTTTGGTGCTGATGCTGTTAAAGAAGTTGCAACGCAACTTAATACAACTTATGCTACTCTGTCTAAGTATCTCAACCAATATAAAGTTGGTCGTGGCAAATGGAATCTGGAGGCAACTGTGCAAGAACTTGAAGAAACTTACAACTCTGCTGCTGCCGAAGGTTCCGATACGGTTCCTGGTGTATCAACTATGACCTCTGTTGTTCAAAATCTTATTCCCAAAAAAGATGATACCTTCGTCAGCTTTGGCAACTTTACTGATGTTAAAAAAGTTGTTCAATCTGGGATTTTTTATCCTGTGTTCATCACTGGTCTCTCTGGTAATGGTAAAACTTTTAGCATTGAGCAATCTTGTGCTCAACTGAAACGAGAACTGATTCGTGTTAATATCACTATTGAGACTGACTCTGATGATTTGCTTGGTGGATTTAGGCTCGTCAATGGTGAGACTGTATGGCACAATGGTCCTGTGATTGAAGCAATGGAACGTGGTGCAATTCTTCTGCTTGATGAGATTGACCTTGCATCTAACAAGATTATGTGTCTGCAGTCTGTTCTGGAAGGCAAAGGTGTCTTCCTCAAGAAAATTGGTAAGCACGTTGCACCTAAGTCAGGATTCAATGTGATTGCAACTGCAAACACCAAAGGTAAGGGTTCTGATGATGGTCGTTTCATTGGCACTAACGTTCTTAATGAAGCATTCCTGGAGCGATTCCCGATTACCTTTGAGCAGGATTATCCTACTCTTGCGACAGAGACTAAAATCTTGACTAAGGTGGCAGAATCACTTAACATTCCGATGATCGGTGAGCACACTGATTTTATCAAACACCTGTGTACTTGGTCTGAGATTATTCGTAAGACCTTCAACGATGGTGGAATTGATGAAGTCATCAGCACTCGTCGTCTTGTTCATATCATCAAGGCATATTCCATCTTTGGTAAGAAAGACAAAGCACTCAAGGTTTGTCTGAATCGTTTTGATGATGAAACGAAGACTACTTTCGTAGAACTATACGACAAAATTGATGCTGAATTTCAGCAATCAACAGAATCTAAAACTGAAGAGGGGTGATTCCCCTCTCTTTTTTTCAATAATAAATCCCTAAAGTGAGAAGAACCAAATGATTGAGATTGAGAACATTTCAGTAAATGAGGATCTACAAGAAATGACTGTGACTGCTGTGGTGGATAATGTTGTTCTCACTTATGCAGGGTCTTATTTTGATCCTCCTGAGTATGGTCCTGCACTTTGTACGACTACAATTGTAATGGATTGTGTAGATGTAAATGACAAAGTGAAACTTCAAGAGTTTCTTGAAACCGTTGCTGAATGGGAAGTCATTGACAATAGTGATTATTATGATGACTATTCTTATGCTTGAACTTGCATAAGAACCAAAAGTATTATAAAATAGTATGTGTAATTGAGGAATTGAATTATGTCCCGAACTTACAGAAATCTTGAAGGAATTAACAGGTGTGCTCTTCGTAATCCTAAGACATCAAATGAACGAAAGCATCTCATTGGAATTCTTCAAGATAATCAGTATGAAGACTATCAAGTTTCAGGATTAAATCATCTTCATCATCGTCTATCAAATTGCCCTACGGCAAACTATGATAAAGTAATCTCTGGATATTATCAGGAAGATTACAATATTGCATAATCATAAAATGATGTTTATGTAACAATTGCAATACACAAGAAGTCGTGATAGACTGAGAGAAAGAAATTATATTCTTTCTCTTTTTTAATGGTCAATCCACATTTAATGTAATTATGAGTGAAACAAAAAACAATCTTTGGAAGTACAACGAAGATAAAATCATGAAAGATATTGAAGACTATGTGACTAGTACTTACGGAAGTCACTACTGCGGACATAATCAAGACTATAAAGATATTCAGACAATTGATCTGATGGCAGCAAAAGATCTTGCTCCTTGTTTCTGTCAGGCAAATATTCTAAAGTATGGGTCTCGTTATGGTGATAAAGATGGTCGCAATAAAAGAGACTTGATGAAGGTGATTCATTATGCAATGCTTCTTCTTCACTTTGATGGTCATTATTCTCGTCAAGATAATGGCCTTTCAGAATTCCGTTGATTATGAAAATTCGAAATAAAACTATGAAACTATCAGATAAAACTCTGACTCTACTCAAAAACTTTTCTTCCATTAATCAGTCTATTCTCTTTAAACAAGGAAATTGTCTGAAAACAATTTCTGTGATGAAAAACATTCTTGCTGAAGCAACAATCAGTGAAGAATTTCCTAGAGATTTTGGTATCTATGATTTGAATCAATTTCTGAATGGACTTGCTCTTCATCAACAACCAGAACTTGATTTTGAGAATCAAGACTATGTTGTGATTCGTGAAGGTAAGATGAAATCCAAATATTTCTTCTCAGATCCAAATGTAATTATTGTTCCTCCAGACAAAGAAATTACTTTGCCAAGTGAAGATGTTTGTTTTGAGTTGAATACAAATCAACTGGATAAACTTGTAAAGGCAGCAGCTGTTTATCAACTTCCAGATTTGTCTGCTGTTGGTGAAGCTGGTGTAGTAAAATTGGTTGTTCGTGATAAGAAGAACGAAACCTCAAATGATTTTTCTATTGTTGTAGGAGAAACTGATTCTGAGTTTGTTTTTAACTTTAAAGTGGAAAACTTAAAAATTCTGAATGGAACTTATGAAGTTGTAATCTCTCAGAAATTTATTTCTAAGTTTAAAAATACTGGATTTGATGTTTCTTATTGGATTGCACTGGAACCAGACTCAACTTTTGGTTGATATAATCTAAGTATAATCTAAGTATAATCTTTTTTTTATTATGAATATTTTTGTCACAGATTTATGTCCTGTACTTTCTGCTGCGGCACTTCCAGACAAGCATATTGTGAAAATGCCTCTGGAGACCTGTCAAATGGTCTCCATCATCTTTTCCAAGTGGTATCACAACTGGGGATACATTCCCAAAAAGGATGGAACTCCCTACAGCACCGCTAAGGGGGCGTTTAGGAATCATCCCTGTGTTCTTTGGGCATCAAAATCCCACGAGAACCTTGCTTGGTTGATTCGGCACGGTTATGCTCTTTGTAATGAGTATCGGCATCGTTATGAAAAAGAACATTCTTGTATGAAAAGTCTTGAAGTTGCAGAAAATATCTTTTCCACTTTTAGTGGCAAAGAAATTTCCATCTACAAAAATGTGGTAGAATTTACGAGGGCAATGCCTGATGAGTATAAATTTGATACAACAATTGATACATTTGAGGCATATAAAAGATATATTGCTTCCAAACCTTGGGTGAAGGATAATTATCTTCGTATGCCTCAAAGGCGCCCACAATGGGTGGTATAAATAATGATGCCTGGTTTGTTCGCACTTTTCGGGTGGGGGAGTAGAAATGCTCTCCCTTATAAATAGTATTGCGAACAAACAACAGAGCAGAAATGTATTACTACACTTACGCATATTTGCGTGAAGATAAAACTCCTTATTATATTGGTAAGGGTAAAGGTAATAGAATTAACTCTAAACAAAGAAGTATAAAACCCCCCAAAGATAAAAGTAGAATAATATACCTCAAACAAAATCTAACTGAAGCAGAGGCATTTAGACACGAAATCTATATGATTGCTGTGTTCGGTAGAAAGGATTTGGGAACTGGTATTCTTTATAATATGACTGATGGTGGTGATGGTGCTTCTGGCACTGTAAGAAGTGAGGAAGTTAAGAAAAAGCAAAGTGAAAGGATGAGTGGAGAAAACAATCCTAACTATGGTAAAAGAGGTAAAGAGGGTCCTCATTATGGTAAAAAACATACGAAAGAAACAAAAGATAGAATAAGAAAATCTCTACAAGGTAATGTAATTTCCAAAGAAACTAGAATAAAGATTAGTGAAAAAAATAAACTAAATCGACTTGGAGAAAACAATTCCTTTTATGGGAGAAAACATACAGAAGAAACTAAAAGAAAAATGAGTGAGGCAGCAAAACGAAGAAAAGAAAAAGGTTCTTGATTTTTGCTGATTGTCGTGCTAAACTAAACTCGAATGGATTTAAGTGATGGATAATAGTCATCCTGTTTGTAATTTATGTGGAGGTAAAGGATGTGAAAAGTGTCATAGTGGTTGGGAGTGTACTGGAGAAACCTGTAACAAATGTGCTATGGGTTGGGAATTGGGATTAGATAAATCAACTATTTCTCAAAAGAGTTCTGAAATGACTCTTAAAACTGTGAATAATTTTGAAAAGTCCGTTTGTAAATTAAATTATGACAAGTGAATTCTTACTTTGCGAAAAATACAGACCACAAGTAATTGATGACTGTATTCTTCCTGATGATATTAAAAAAACCTTTAAGGAGTTTGTGGAGAAGGGTGAGATTCCAAATCTTCTTCTTGCTGGACCTCCTGGTATTGGTAAAACAACAATTGCAAAGGCGTTGTGTAATGAGTTGGGAGCAGACTTTTATGTAATCAACGGATCCGACGAAGGACGTTTCCTGGATACTGTTCGGAACCAAGCAAAGAACTTTGCTTCTACTGTCTCACTTACGGGGTCTTCTAAACATAAAGTCATCATCGTGGATGAGAGTGACAATACCACCTCTGATGTTCAACTTTTGCTTAGAGCTAATATTGAGACATTTTATAACAACTGCAGATTCATCTTTACCTGTAATTATAAGAATAAAATTATTGAACCTCTTCACTCCAGATGTGCTGTCATTGATTTTACAATCAGGGGAAAGCAAAAGGCACAGTTGGCAGGAGAATTTTTCAAGCGGCTTCAAACAATCCTAGATAAAGAAAATATTGAATATGATCAAAAAGTTCTTATTGAAATTATATCTAAGTACTTCCCGGATTTTCGTAGAATCCTCAACGAATGTCAAAGGTACTCTACGGGAGGAAAAATTGACTCGGGCATTCTTGCATCTTTCTCAGACATCCCTATAAATGAATTGATTAAACATCTCAAGGAAAAGAACTTCACCGAAGCCCGTAAGTGGGTGGTCTCCAACCTTGATAACGATGCTTCGGTTCTACTTCGTAGGATTTATGACGCTTCTTATGATAATTTACAACCCAATTCTATTCCTGCTGCTATTCTCATTATTGCTAGGTATCAGTATCAGTCAGCTTTTTGTGTCGATCAAGAGATAAATCTTTTAGCAGCACTTACAGAGATTATGTGTGAGTGCCAATGGAAATAAAATTAGCGTAAACTATAATTATGGAATTAAAGTATTGGATGCTCTCAATTAATGAGACTGGGGAAAATTTAATTGAAGAAGACCCAGCACAAATAAAATCATATTCTCCATACATTATTAATAAATGTTTATCTGGTCAATATGATACTATTCTTTTTGCAAATGAGATGAATAAGAATTATCATCTTGATAAAGATATGCAATATTCGTTTTATCTAAATACTATCAGAAAAAGAAAAAGATTTTCTGTTTGGATCAACAAAGAAAAAATTGAAGACCTAGAGTGTGTCAAAAAATACTATGGCTATAGTAATGAAAAAGCAGCTCAAGCGTTAAAAATACTAAATAATGAACAACTTAAAATTATTAAACAAAAACTTGACATTGGAGGAATAAAATGACTACTGCAAATCAAACAGTAGAGCCAAGGGTGAATTGGTCTCCCGATCAAATGGTGGAGGTTATTTTGAATGAGCCTGATGATTTTCTAAAGGTTCGTGAGACTTTGACCCGTATTGGAGTTGCTTCAAGAAAAGAGAAGAAACTTTATCAAAGTGCTCATATTCTTCATAAACAAGGACGTTATTACATTACGCATTTTAAGGAACTTTTTGCATTAGATGGTAAACACGCCAATCTTACTGTGAATGATATTCAGCGTCGTAATCGCATTATTTGTCTTCTTTCTGATTGGGGATTGATTTCTATCATTAAACCCGATTCTGTAATTGAAAATATTGCTCCTCTAAATCAAATTAAAGTTTTATCCTATAAAGATAAAGGTGATTGGATTTTGGAACAAAAGTATAATATTGGAAAAAAAGGTAGGGTTCAGGAAACCGAATGATTTTGGGGGAATTCAACACTCCCCCTTTTTTGTGGTTTTCATATAATTAGTAATGATGAGGAAGATTATTTCAATCCCTCATTCGCTAAAGCGGAGTCTTTGGATCCGTAAGTTTAAATCAATCCTCGCTTTTTAAGGAGAATCACAATGTTTAACACAACAACCACAAAATATTATACTTCAAATGGTCTTGACAAATTAATTCAAGATATTGAAAAAAACTCAATTGGAATGGAAGAATGGTTTCATAGATTTGGAACTCTCCACGAATCTTCTACCAATTATCCACCCTATAATCTAATTAAAGAAAGTTCCACAGAGTTTACCTTAGAAATTGCTCTTGCTGGATATAAAAAAGAAGATATTGAAGTTTCTTCTGAATGCAATAAACTTTTTGTTGAGTGTAAAAAAGCACCGACAGAATATGAATATATGCATAAAGGTATTGCACGTAGAGCATTCACAAGAACTTGGACTCTTTCAGATGATGTTGTAGTTGGTGATGTTTCATTTGCAGATGGATTGCTTACTATTAAACTAAATAGAGTTATTCCAGAACATCAAAAGAAAAAAACTTATGAAGTCGTTTAACGAGTTCAAATTAATTGCATATAAAGGTTCTCTTCCTCACGATGTTTATTCTCAAGGAAAACAAAAGAAAATTCCAAAGGGAAAAGCAGTTCCAGTAAGAAGTCGTTCAAGTGCTGGAGATTCTGGTGATGGTAGTGGTGGAGATGGAGGAGAATAAATAGAATTGCTATCGTTGGCGCAGAGGAGCACCTGGCAAAACTAGGTTGACTCCTCATTTTTTTATTGCTATAATACAAATAGGAATTGATATAATTTATGACTGTAAAACTAGCCCTCTTAAAATCTGGAGAAGATGTAATAGCAGATATTCAAGAGATGGTAATTGAAGAAAAAATTGTTGGATACTTCTTTGAAAATCCTTGTGTTGCAAAAGTATTTGCATTTGATACAGAGGAAAGTGGACAGACAAAGACTCCATCCAAACTTCAATTAACCTCCTGGGTTCCTCTTACTTCAGATAAAAAAATACCTGTTCCATTGGATTGGGTGATTACAATTGTAGAACCAATTTCAGCTTTAAAAGAAATGTATGAGAAAAGTTTATCCACAAGGGAAGTGAAAAATGGAAAAGAAAGTGACTAAAATTATTCTATTGCTAACTAATCAGATTTTAATCAGTCAAATTGAAGAAGTTACTTCAGATATTGGAGAGCCTGACTGTAAATTAATTAAACCATTTATTCTGAAAGAACCTCAATTAGAAGTGCTTTCTAGAACTTTAGAGCCATTTTTAATGGGAGTTACAAAACAAGATGTTTTTATGATGAGTTCGGATAAAATCCTTACTCTTGCAGATCCAACACCTACATTACTTGAAAAATACGAAGACTTAATTAAAGAATGACTCAAAACTTTTACACCAATGTTCAGTTGATTGGAAATCAAATTTTAGTTCGTGGAGTTAAAAATGGTAAAAGGTATGAATTCAGGGATGATAATTTTAGTCCAACTTTGTTTGTAAAATCAAAAAAACAAACAAAATACAAAACATTGAGTGGAGAGTTTGTTGAAGCAATTCAACCCGGTTCAATTAAAGAGTGTAGAGAATTTTATTCCAGATATGAAGATGTAGATGGATTTGAAATCTATGGAAACGATAGATATATCTGCCAGTATATTGCTGAAAAATATCCAGAGGATGAAATTAAATTTGATATTAATAAAATTAAAATCTCTATTTTGGATATTGAGGTTTCTTCTGAATATGGATTCCCTGATGTGGAAAGTGCATCAGAAGAAATACTTGCTATCACAATTCAAGACTATGCAACAAAGGATATTATTACCTGGGGAGTTAAACCTTATCCACACAATCGTAGAGATTTAACATATCATTACTGTCCATCCGAAGAAGAACTATTAACTCATTTTATTAATTATTGGATGTATAATGTTCCAGATGTAATTACTGGATGGAACACAAATCTTTATGATATTCCATATATCTGTAAAAGGTTGAATAGAGTTCTTGGTGAAAAATTGATGAAGAGATTCTCTAATTGGGGACTCGTTACTGAAAAGCAGGTATTTACCAATGGACGTAATCATACGACATTTGACGTTGGTGGATTGTCTCAACTTGATTATCTTGATTTGTATAAGAAATTTACTTACAAGACACAAGAATCATATCGTCTAGATTATATTGCTGAAGTTGAACTTGGTCAGAAGAAATTAGACCACTCTGAGTTTGATACATTCCGAGATTTTTATCGAAATTCGTGGTCTAAATTTATTTCATACAATATTAAGGACGTAGAGCTAATAGATCAATTAGAAGATAAAATGAAGCTAATTGAGTTGTGCTTTACGATGGCTTATGATGCAAAGATTAACTTCAATGATATTTTCTTTCAAGTAAGAACCTGGGATTCAATTATTTACAATTACCTAAAAAAGAGAAATATTGTAATTCCTCATAAAGGCTTATCTGAAAAAAATGATAAGTTTACTGGTGCCTATGTAAAAGAACCAAAGCCAGGAATGTATGATTGGATTGTTTCTCTAGATCTTGACAGTCTTTATCCACATCTAATTATGCAATTTAATTTAAGTCCTGAGACTTTAGTTGAAGCAAAACACCCAACAGTAACAATAGATAAAATCTTAAATCAAGAATTAAATTTTGATGATTATAAAGATTATTGTATCTGTGCAAATGGTGCAATGTATCGCAAAGATGTTCGTGGATTTCTTCCAGAACTAATGGAAAAAATGTATGACGAACGAAAACATTTCAAGAAGAAAATGCTTGAGGCAAAGAAGCAATATGAAAAAACTCCAACAAAAGAATTAGAGAGAGAAATTGCTAGATGTAATAATATTCAGATGGCAAAAAAGATTTCTTTGAACTCTTGTTACGGAAGTTTAGGAAATCCATTTTTTCGTTATTATAAATTGGAAAACGCTGAAGCAGTTACATCTTCAGGACAGGTTGTAATTCGTTGGATTGAAAATAAACTCAATCAATACTTTAGTCGCATTCTTAAAACTGAAGATGTTGATTATGTGATTGCTTCCGATACTGATTCTATAATTCTTAATATGGGTTCTTTAGTTGAAACTGTATTCAAAGGAAAAGAAAAAACTACTAAAATGGTTGTTGATTTTCTTGATAAGATGTGTAAGGTAGAACTTGAAAAGTATATTGAAGGTTGCTATCAAGAACTAGCAGACTATTTGAATGCTTATTCTCAGAAGATGAGAATGAAAAGGGAAAACATTGCAGACCGTGGAATATGGACAGCTAAAAAGCGTTACATTATGAACGTCTGGGATAGTGAAGGTGTTCGTTATGAAGAACCTAAACTCAAGATAATGGGAATTGAAGCAATCAAGTCTTCTACTCCAGCACCTTGTCGTAAGATGATTAAAGATTCTCTTAAGATTATGATGAGTGGAACTGAGGATGATGTAATTAAGTTCATTGAAGATTGTCGAGTTAAATTTAAAACCTTTTCTCCTGAAGAGATTGCCTGTCCAAGAACAGTTTCTGATGTGGATAAGTATAAATCATATTCTACAATTTATAGTAAAGGAACTCCAATTCACGCTCGTGGTTCACTTTTATTCAACCATTATATTCAAAAGAATAAACTTACAAATAAATATTCTTTGATACAAAATGGTGAAAAAATCAAATACATATACCTAAAAGTTCCAAATATAATTCACGAAAATGTAATTTCGTTTATTCAAGATTTTCCTAAGGAATTGAATCTTGACAAATACATTGATTATGATTTACAATTTGAAAAATCATTTCTAGAACCACTCAAAAATATTTTAGACTCTGTTGGGTGGAGAGTTGAAAAAACATCTAGTTTAGAGTCTTTTTTCGTTTAAAATAGGAGAAACATATGGGGCTGTTAGATGAAATTGTAAAAGAAGTTGGTGGTGAGTATGCACAACTTGCATCTAATATTGATGAGACTGAAACTTATGTTGACACGGGTTCGTACATTTTTAATGCACTGGTTTCAGGTAGCATATTTGGTGGTGTATCTGGCAATAAGATTACTGCTATTGCTGGAGAGTCTTCTACTGGAAAGACTTTCTTCAGCCTCGCCGTGGTTAAGAATTTTCTTGATAATAATCCCGATGGTTATTGTCTCTACTTTGATACTGAAGCCGCTATTACCAAATCCCTCTTGGAGTCACGCGGCCTCGATACATCAAGGATTGTCGTGGTTAATGTTGTCACCGTAGAAGAGTTTCGCAGCAAAGCACTTAAGGCAGTTGACCTTTATATGAAGAAAAAGGAAGATGAAAGAAGTCCCTGTATGTTTGTTCTGGATTCTTTAGGAATGCTTTCGACAAATAAAGAAATAGGAGATGCTCTTGCAGAAAAAGATTCAAGAGATATGACGAAAGCCCAATTGATTAAGGGTGCATTTCGTATGCTAACTCTCAAATTGGGAAAGGCAAAAATTCCAATGATTGTAACGAATCACACTTATGAAAGTATGAGTATTTACAGTGGAAAGCAAATGAGTGGAGGTTCTGGATTACAATATGCATCTTCAACTATCATCTATCTTTCAAAATCTAAAGAAAAAGATGGTACTGAAATTGTTGGAAACATTATTCGAGCAAGAACACAAAAATCACGTCTAAGTAAAGAAAATAAAGATGTGGAGATTCGTTTATTTTATGATGAACGAGGTCTTGACAGATATTATGGATTGCTTGAGCTTGGTGAGCTTGGTGGTATGTGGAAGAATGTAGGAGGACGTTATGAATTTAATGGTAAAAAGATTTATGGTAAAGAAATTCTAAAAAATCCAGAACAATACTTTACTGAAGATGTAATGGAAAAACTTGATGCAATTGCAAAAATAGAATTTTCTTATGGCAATTGAACTTAATGACTTAATACAGATTTATGATGATGTTTTAGAAAAGAAGTATTGTGATTTTTTAATTGAACTATTTGAAATACAATCTGAAAAACAAGAGATAATTGAAAATGATGGAAAACCAAACTTCACTCAATTCAATCTGACTCAAAATTGTAAACTCAATGAAGAAATTAATAACGTTCACAACTACTTAATTTCTAAAGTATTTGAATGTAAGAAAAAATATTATGAGTTAGTTGATACGCGATGTTTTCCTGAAAAACATAATTTTGAAGAATTCAGAATCAAAAAATATGATACAAGTGGAAATCAAAGATTTGACACTCACGTAGACGTTCAGGACTATGAGAGTGCAAGAAGATTTCTTTCGTTTATGTTTTATTTGAATGATGTTTCAGAAGGTGGAGAAACTGTTTTTGAAGACCTTACAATCACACCAAAGTGTGGTAGAGTGATTGTGTTCCCTCCTTTATGGATGTACCCTCATAAGGGCTGTCCTCCTACAAGCAACGAAAAGTATATTCTCAGTACATATTTTCACTTTAAATAATGGAAAAAATTGAATTTTTAATTATCAGAAATCTACTTTATAATGAAGACTACTTAAGAAAAGTATTACCATTTCTCAAACCCGAATATTTTGAAGACCAGAATCAAAGAGTAGTATTTGAAGAAATTTTAGAATTTGTTTCCGAATACAATAATCCACCAACAAAAGAAGTTCTTTCAATTGAAACTCAAAAGAGAACAGATGTAAATGAAGACCAATTCAATAAGATTATTCATCTTATTGATTGTCTGGAAAATATATCTTCAGAACAAAATTGGTTAATTGATACTACTGAAAAGTGGTGCAGAGAAAGAGCAATTTATCTTGCTCTGATGGAAGCAATTCAATTGGCTGATGGTAAAGGAGATAAATCTAAAGATTCAATTCCATCAATTCTTCAAGATGCACTTGCAGTATCTTTTGATAATCATATTGGACATGATTATTTTCAAGATTATGAAGAAAGATATGACTTTTATACACGCAAAGAAGAAAAACTTGAATTTGATATTGAATATCTGAATAAGATTACCAAGGGTGGAATTATAAAGAAAACGATGACGATTCTGATGTCGCCTACTGGTGTAGGAAAAAGTCTTGCTCTTTGTCACATCGCTGCTTCAACACTTCTTCAAGGTAAAAATGTTTTATACATTACCTTAGAAATGTCTGAAGAAAAAATTGCAGAAAGAATTGATGCAAATTTATTGAATGTAGATATTAAAGATTTTGCTTCATTACCGAAGACTATTTTTGATACTAAAATAAATTCTCTCTCCAAAAAAACTCAAGGAACTTTAATCATTAAAGAATATCCTACAGCTTCCGCTCACTCAGGACATTTTAATTCGTTATTGAATGAACTTTATTTGAAAAAATCATTTAAACCAGACCTGTTGGTAATTGATTATATGAATATTTGTTCTTCATCCAGATATAAAGGAAATATGTCTGTGAATTCTTATAGTTATGTAAAATCCATCGCAGAAGAACTTCGTGGTCTTGCTGTAGAGCATAATGTTCCTCTAATTACAGCCACTCAGGTAAATCGTTGCTTAGGTTTAGATACCTTATTAATTAAACGTGGAGGTGAAACCATTCAAATTCAAGATATTAAAATTGGTGATGAAATAGAATCTCATTCTGGATATGTAAAAGTAGAACACGTTTTTCCTGTAGAGGAACAAGATGTTTATGAAATCACTACAAAATCTGGTAAAAAAATCTTGTGTTCTAATAAACATATTTTCCCAACATCTAGTGGAGAAAAAAATATTTTGAGTGGTCTTTCTGTTGGTGATAAATTATTTACTAAGTTGATTTGAATGAATTATTTAATGTATTACAATTTACTGAGGAAGAAAAATGCAAATTTCTTTAGATGAAATATTGTCAATTAAAAAAATTGGAAAACGAAAGACTGTAGATATTACAGTATCTGGGGATAATCTTTTTTTTGCAAATGATATTCTTACACATAATAGTGGAATTAATAATAGCGACATTGATTTGACAGATACTTCGGAAAGTATTGGAGGTCCAATGACTGCAGACTTATTGTTGGCATTGATTTCTACTGAAGAACTTGAAGAACTTGGTCAAATTATGATTAAGCAACTTAAAAATCGTTATTCAGATCCAACTGTTCATAAACGATTTGTAGTTGGTATTGACAGAGCTAAAATGAGACTTTATGATTGTGAACAATCTGCTCAAAGTGATGTACTTGACTCTGGAAAAGAAGAAGAGTATAATTTTGAAGACAGAAAACCTAAAAAAACATTTGAGGGATTTAAGTTTTAAATATGACACAAGTAATTGATACAAAAAAATATATTGAATTTGTAAAACAAACTACAAGTCCTGCGAGTAGTGATTTCGCTTCTCTTCTTGCTCGTATGACTGAACTTGAGACAGAAGGTGTTGAATTAACTCATTTACTTACCTTTGCTTTGGGTGCTTCTGCTGAACTTGGAGAAGCAGTTGAGATTATTAAAAAGTGCTTATTGCAAGGTAAGCCATTTAATGATGATGCGAAGGTTCATTTGCTTAAAGAATGTTCCGATTGTTTCTGGTATTTTGCACAACTATGTATTGCTATGGATGTGAGTTTTGAGGACATTATGCAAATTAACTATGAAAAATTAAGTGCTCGTTATCCTGAAGGTACATTTAGTGTTCATCGTTCAGAAAATAGAAAGGATGGAGATATTTGATGGTAAAGGAAAAAAATATAAATCTCAAACTTCCCATTAAATCAGCACTTGATGTTCTTGAAACTCTTGAATCTTCTACTTCAGGATATGGACAAGAGTTTCAACCAGAAAGAATTGTAAGATTGCGTGAAGTGATTGAAAGCCTTAAAAAAGAACTTATTTAAATCATTTAACGGAGGTTTCACAAATATCTAAAAAATCTAAATGTATTTTCCAGATTGGAAAAAGATTCTTGAAGAAAGACTTCAGAAAATAAAAAGTAAACATAAAGTAAAGAAAACTATAGATAAGGATTACGAACACTATCCGATGGAGTTGGTTTGAAATTTTATAAATAACTAAAAAGTATTTGTAAAATGGACGCAAAAGACATTCTTAGGCTTCAAGAAGCATATCTGGAAGTTCATCAAGAACAGGAACTTGATGAAGCAACTGCAATGGCAAAGCGTGGTTTGAATGAACCAGCAATTCGTAACCAGATTGCTAAGAGCACTGGTGGTGGTCAGGCAGCAGATAGAGCAACTGCACTGGAAAATAGACCAACTTATGGTCAGCGTGGTGTAAATACTCAAGCAAGACAAAACCTTGCTAGAGCACAAAGAGGTGATTTTCGTAAGACAACTTCTTCAAATCCTGGTCTTCACGGATATGCTTATAAGTCTAGTGACCCTGATGTGAAGGAAAAACAAGCAGCAAGAGGAGCACAAAGAGGCGTCCTAACTCCCAATGAAAAGAAAAAATTTAATAGAGAACAAACAGACCTCTACGATGTAATCCTTTCACATCTTCTTGATGAAGGATATGCTGAAACACCAGAAGCAGCAGAAGCAATTATGGTAAATATGAGTGAAGATTGGAGAGATAGTATTGTTGAAGCTATTGAAGGTCTTCGTCCTGCAAGTGAGAGAATGAAAGGTGCATTAACTTCTTCACAAAGAGCATCACAACAAGCAAGGGCAAGAAGAGAACAGAAGAAACAAGAAGAGTTAGAAAAAGCAGCTAATGCTGTATTAAATCAAATGAGTGGAGTTTCTAGACGTTCTTCTACTCCTATGGGTTCTACTCCAGCACCACAAAAATCAGAAGCACCTCAAGCAAATAGAACAATTAAACCAAAAGTGAAAAGAGATGATTTAGCAAGTGCTGCAGATGAAGTTCTTCGTAGTCTTCGTTGATAATCACATACACAATTGAACAACTGGCACAGGGGTCTCCACAAGACCCCTTTTTGATGGTATGATACTCTCATACACACAGAAACCTGATGAAGTTACTGAATTACTACAAAAAAGAAGATTTTGGTGTAGAGCACATCTTCACCATCATCAAAGGTAAAAAAAGGTCATTTATTCAAATGAGTTTTGATTGGAGTGATTTTACGCAATTCCCATATCTGGCAATTTCATTTGGAAACAATCGTTTGGTGGATTTTATGTTTTCCTTTTTGAATTTTTCATTTGCTTTTGATGTATTTGGGTGCAATTGGATTAGTTGGAAGGATGAAGAATGAAACCTCTTCCAGACAAAAAGCAACTTGATATTTTTTGGACGGTTGCCACCAGTGGTGCTTTAGAGACTGGCATAAGACCCCATCACGGGTTTGCCGACCTGCTGTATGATTACCTCACAGACAGAACACTCAACAAATACGGAGTAGAACTTGAAAAATGAGCGGCGGACATTTTAAGGAAGCATACTACGACTGGATTGATGAAAACGACACCTACCCATCTCATTCTCATAAGTGGATAGTGGGACTTTATAACAAATATGAAGGTGTAGAAGCACTTCACCGATACTTTGGAGTTTTTGAAACAAGAGAAGACGCAAAGGTATTCGCAGCATATTATAAAGACAAATACACAAAATCTGACTTTATCACTCGCAGCAAAATCTTTCCTTTATGTGAGGTAGTATGACACCAGTAAAGTTTATATCAGTCACCAGAACGATTGACCCCAAGACAGGTATTCATTATCTGGATGCTGTTGATGAATATGGCAATCATTGGATGGCAACTATGGAGCATAACACAGAGAAGTGGTTGTGCTATGATAGAATCTGGTATCAAGACCCGCAGCAACCGAAAACTTATTCATAAACCTCTTATGACTTACATTATTCTTCGTGATACTTTTGGGGATGGTCTGGAAACCATTTCCAATATTGGTGTTGATGTGATTGAAAAACATCAACTTAATGAATATATTTGTGCTGCGGCAGAGATTGTCGCAAATGAAGAAGGTTATGAGAGTTTGAGTGAATATATTAAGGATAGTAGAATTTGTATGGGTGAAACTCTTGTAATTTGTGAGATTGTGGAAGAACTTGAAGGTAAAAGAGCAGATACTTATGTTCTTGATGTTCTCAAAGAACAAGAAGAAAATCAAAACAAAGAAGAGTATGAACTTTACCTGAAACTCAAGGAGAAGTTTGAGAAGGACACTTGAACAACTGGCACAGGGCATCTCCACAGGTGCCCTTTTTCGTTGTATAATGACTTCATACACAACAAACACCGATGGAACTCAATTTCAAACAACTCAATCTGCTTTCTATTGCTCTTACCAACTTTTATGATGAGGTTTGTAAGACAGGAACTACTCCTGGAATGAAAAAAGACATTATGGA